TGATGCGATACGAAGACACAATCGTAACGCTGGTATCATCAGTATGTTTGTTGGATTTTTTATTCTAGGACTTTTCTCTGAAGGTCTTCTTCGACTTATCGGAGTAATACCACCACTTCTCCCATGGCTACACATCACGTTGAATTAGTCGGGATCGTTTTACTCTTAGTCTTTGCGGCTACTATGTTTTATCAGGGTACCATGATATTATTTCAACGTCATGGTTACTCACAAAGATATATACAGAAGGACATGGAAAACATGCGCCGTAGAGTTGAGGAAATAATAAAGAATGCAAAAGATTAAAACCTTCCTAATCACACTTTTTGCTTCACTTTTCATCGCTGCACCTGCATTTGCTGTAGATGTGCAGATGGGTTCTAATGGAAACCTAGTATTTGATCCAGCAGAAGTTACTATTTCTGCAGGTGAGTCCGTCCATTTTGTTAACAACATGCTCCCCCCTCACAACGTTATTGTTGAGGATCATCCAGAGCTAGGTCATGAAGCCCTAGCAATGCTGCCTGGTGAAGAGTTTGACGTTGCCTTTCCTGAGGCAGGTGACTATACTTATTGGTGTGGTCCCCATAAAGGTGCTGGTATGGTAGGCACTATTCACGTCGAATGAATCCAGATCAGAAAAGAGAATTTTACAAGTCACTTAGAGAGAGGATCCACCAATTAAGGATGGATCATCTCTTTGAGGAGCCTTGTCCTCTTTATGAACCAGAGTGGGAAGAAGACCACTATTGGGACTGTCGGTTAACTTACGATCACGACGAAGATGAAGACTCTTAACAAATACGTCTTAGACCTTACGGTCGCAATTCTCGACTTTCTATACAGAGGTCGAGACTATCAAAGATTCTGGGTGCTTGAGGAAATTGCCCGAGCACCCTATTTTGCGTTCTTAAGTGTGTTACACTTTAGAGAAAGTATGGGACTTCGTGGTCCTGAGCATCTATATTTGATGAAGGAGCACTTCGAGCAATCCATCAATGAAACAGAACATCTTGAATATATGGAAAGCAGGGGCGGTAATGCTTATTTTATCGATCGCTTTGTCGCCAAACACCTCGTCCTTATCTATTATTGGGTCAATGTGGTTTATTACTGGGTGGCTCCTGTGTCTGCATACCATCTGTCTTACGAAGTAGAGATTCACGCAGCTACTACATATGCTAAGTATCTTGCAGATGCGGGACATGATGATAAGATTCTAGAGATCTTAAATGACGAGTTACAACACTCTCGTGAATTAGAAAAAGCAATGGAGATTATTAAATGAAAGTCGGAATGATTGGACTAGGACGAATGGGCGAGGGTATGTCTCGTCGTATGATCGCAGCAGGACACGAAGTACATGGGTATCGCAACAATGTTAAAAAAGCTGAGGAGCAATTTGAAAAGGGTTATATCAGTGGATATACCACTTCTTTGGAAAGCCTTAGTCAAGTAGTCCACACAGGGACATCAATTTATGGAGAAAAATCAGGGGAGACTGTGTATACTCCTGCTGTATTCATGATGGTCATTCCAGCAGAATTAGTAGAGGAAACAATCGATGAGTTACTACCATTTTGTATGGAAGGCGATATTATTATTGATCATGGCAATAGCAATTTTAAGGACTCTAGACGGAGAGCAGAAAGGTTATCTAAACTTGGCATCTCGTATATTGACTGCGGTACTAGTGGTGGTGTTTACGGTCTGGAGCGTGGATACTGTCTTATGGTTGGTGGTGCAGATTATGCAGTATCCGTCTGCAATCCACTCTTTAATGCACTCGCACCAGGGATCGATGCCGCTCCACGCACAAAGCCTGGCGACTATCTCAGGAAGTCTGAGTTAGGTTGGTTGCATTGTGGTGGTCCTGGTGCAGGTCACTTTGTAAAGATGGTCCACAACGGAGTTGAGTATGGAATCATGCAAGCATACGCAGAAGGATTTAATATCCTGCATGAAGCTAATGCTGGGTCAGCTTACGTTAAAGCGGGCGATGCTGAGGTTGCTCCGATGGAGAATCCAGAAGATTATCAATATGATATTGATGTTTCTGAGGTGGCTGAGCTATGGCGTCGTGGTAGCGTGGTTGGCAGTTGGTTGCTTGATCTTACCGCTGATGTTTTGGCAAACGATAGAGAGCTTAGCAAATTCGATGGTGGAGTATCAGACTCTGGTGAGGGTCGTTGGACGGTCCACGCTGCTGTGGATCTTGGCGTACCCGCTCCTGTCCTCAGCACTGCTTTGTATGAACGTTTTAACTCACGCCGTCTGGGTGCTTTCGCAGCCAAGATTCTAAATGGAATGCGATTTATGTTTGGTGGTCATCATGTTCGCTGATGTCCTCAAATGGATTGCAATACCGTTTGTATTGGCCACGGTATATTTCGGGTTACGAAAAGGTGAAAATAACTATTACGAATCAGACGACTATGACGGAAACGGCACCGCTCACTAAAGGAATTGTTATCTTCGGAGCAACTGGAGATCTTTGCAAGAGGAAACTTATTCCTGCACTTTATAACCTCTGGAAGAAAAACCTTCTTCCAGATAATTTTTTAATCACTGGGTGTGCTAGACGCGCTCCAACAGCAACTCAGTGGAAAGAATCTCTCGGTGAATATCCAGACGAATTCTTTCATCAACTAGACTACGTTTCTGCGGACTTAGACAATGTTGATACTCTTTCTCACCTTCCTGACTACCTACACGACAATACTTATTTTCTCTCGGTACCACCCGAGAGATACGCTAATGCGATTGTCAACCTCAAGGAAGCAGGAAAACTCAACGACCCAGACTTCTCCCGTGTGGTTATTGAAAAACCCTTTGGGTACGATTATAAATCTGCTGATAATCTACAGTCTGTGGTTGAGCGACATCTACGCGAAAAACAAGTATATCGCATTGACCATTATCTTGGCAAAGATACTGTTAATAACATACTTGCTACTAGGTTTAGCAATATTCTGCTTGAGCCACTTTGGAATAGGAATTACATAGACGAGATTCAGATTTTTGCTTCTGAAACTATTGGTTGCGAAGGCAGATCTCAATACTATGAGACTGCTGGTGCAGTTAGAGATATGTTACAGAATCATATTCTGCAAGTCCTAGCACTCATAGCTATGGAAGCACCTTGCAGAATGTCAGCAAAAGAAATCAGAAGGGAGAAGACAAAAGTCTTAGCCGCCACTAGAATGAGTGAGAATGTTATTTTAGGACAGTATGATGGCTACCGTAGTGAAGAGGGCGTTGATCCTAACAGTGGTACTCCTACCTATTTTGCTGGGACTCTATTCGTCGATAACTGGCGTTGGGAGGGAGTACCTTTCAACGTTATGACGGGCAAGAAAATGCCCTATGGGTGCGTA